TGCGGCCCGTCTGCCACTTTTCCAAGAGCTACAAACGCAGTCGGGTTCGTTGTGCCATAATCCACGCCAATGATGACATCTGAGAATCTTGGCAACGCATCACGAATTACATGCGTGGCCTCGCTGAACATGTTGTAGATTCTGCCTTCCGCCGCTACCCATAAACCAAGTATGAATCTGAGATAATAAACCGTACCCGGCGGATTCTCCCTGATCAGATCAGACTTATATTCATCTGTCAGGCCTGGGTTATCATCTAAGATGAAATGCCAGAGGCGAATCGAAATCTCACCCACGCGATCGATGTAATCAGTTTTAATATAATGCAAAGGTTGATCAGGATTGGTCGTGCCTAACAGGGTCGAGCCTGCCTTGTCCATCCTGGTTCTTAGCATCTTGAAAACAGATTTTGCCCAAGTGGTCACTTCATCACAATAGGCATCTAGGAGAGTCGGACCCCTAAATTTCTTCTCTTGTCCGACATCATTGGCACCTCTGATGGATACCTTCTTGTCGAAAATGAAGAATTGCCGCCAGCCAGTGGTGTGTCTTATTGCGGCTGGGAGAAGATCTTTCAGTGGTTCAATGCAATTGAGTTCCAGGGTCTCGGTTGTGTTCCCAACCATCATGCGACGGCCCTTTCTGCCTTGTGCACATCGCCAAAGCCACACGATCAAGCTCATGATGGTTTTGGATGATCTCACCGACCCATACCAGAGATTGATGCTCTTTGGGTGGTCAATGCTTTCTAGGATGCTTTGAGCTTGTTTGCCGGTTGGAAGGAATAGGTCATTGGTTCCCTTGATGGGTTCGATTCCTTGGGCCAATTTGCGTAGGCATTCGAAGATTTGGCCTTGGGTATCGTCCTCTTCGGCATTTAGGAAAACATCATATAGTTCATGGTCCTTTGGAATGCCGCCTAATCGAATTGCAGCGACGAAGTAATTGAGAAGATCGACGGGCGAGATTTCGACCGTTTTATTTGGGAGAGTTGCGATAATAGAGGGTCGTGAAGACGCTTTCTTAATCTTTATGAACTCGCGTTGGAGAGAATAGGTATTCATTGCTTTTCCTGCGCGTCTCTCCATGCATCCATTTCGGCCCTCAGCTTTTTGAATTCCTCTGTTTCCATGTGATCTTTATGCGCCATGATCCATGTATTAAGAAGATTGGTAATTTTGCTAAGTTCCGAAATTTCTTTATCTTCTTCACGAAGTCTATTTATGAGCGTTTGGACGTAGGCCATGATGTCAGAGGGGCGCTTTAATTTTATATATTTGGGGCGCTTTTTGGTAGCGTCTTCGCTTTCTCCCGACGCTTCTTTTAAGCCTACCTCCGGGGGGGTCTTTTTATTTGACACATGATATCAATCCTATAAATCAAAAATATCGCCCCCTCTCGCAGGGCAATTCCAAAGTAGTCAAAGCTTTTCCGATCGCGAAGAGGGTTAAGCCGTAACTAGGAGGTCGAACCATATCGTTCTACTTTCCCATCAGTTTCTGTGATCGAAAGGATATCTCGCAGGTTGATTATCGTCTGAGATTTGTCATTGGAAAGACAAGTTGCGATAACTATATCGTTTTCATTCCAATGCTGCAAGAAGCCTTCTTCGACAGTTCCAACTTTGGTTACTATTTTCAATTCCTGATGCAAATAGTCTGTCAGGAATTCCTTCAATGTGTCGGTATATTTCATTTCAATCAACTCTTTTTTGATGCCTTATGGGCATCAGTCATTTGACAAGAATAGCCCGCCCGCTCCGCAATGACATGAATTGCTGGCAGCATATTCCCATTTATGCCACTTTTTATGCCTTCTTTAAGGGAATGATGGAAGTCGTAAGCAGGGAAAGGGTCTTTTGCCCGTCGCATCTCCGGAAGGCTCGCCACCAGCATGCTGCTTTGATGATCGCACGGGCTGCGAATATCCCTATATTCAGGTCGATCTGACCATTTACGCAGCCCTTGTTGAACTTTTGACATAATTTGTAGGCTGCCAATTATGCGCTATGCAATCCGGATCATTCCACCCGAGTAGGCAGCCCATGTACAGTTTAGCATCATTATTGGAGCGAAGGGAAGGCTGAACCAATCTCTGATCGCTGCTCTGATTGGCGGTCCTTCCCGGCTACTATTGATTTCCTATTATTCTTTTCTGCTTTCAATCTCAGATATCTATTTCTGGCAGATAGTTGACCGTTCCACATGATTTTCACCAATCAAATAATCCGCGTTTCTTTTCTTCGTAAAGCACATCCCGCAAATACCTTCTCGCTTTGACAAAAACGAGACCAAGCGCCTGCCACATGCGCAATGACTTGCTTGTACTATGGAAACGTATTTCATGTGAATCATCGATTTGCAGCGGATAGATCTTCTCGGATGTGGATGAAATGGAAACGTCTGACTTCATCATATTCCATGCTCCGTAGATAGGGAAAGTTTAGGAAAATGGCTGGAATCGCAAAACGAGATAAATTGGATTTTGGCATTCTGCCTCGATACTGACATCATGCTAGGGAGTCGGAACTTCGGGTCCGCTTGTTTCCCCGATTGCCCGCCAGTGTCTATAGGGCAATTGGCGAACCTTTCTAGGTGGGTCAGACGAACTCTGTGGATTATTGGAGTAGTTCACAACCTCATCAGGTCTTTCGGCATCGGCACCATCGTTGAATGCGAGCCCGCAAACCGGACAGATGGCCCACCCATCATTGTTTATCGTGATGCGTTTTCCGCAATGAAACCGAGATCTAAATCTCATGCCGATTGGAACGCCGCTTAGAAGTTTTACGCTTCCTAGCTTTTTGTAGTGCTCCAAGGCAGTGAAATTTCCAGAGGGACCACTATACACGGGTTCGATCTCGCTATCCCATGCTTGACCAAGTTTGCCCACAGTCTCCCTCCGGGTAAAAATGTTTGGTTCGTGATATCTAGGATAGAGATGTACCCACATCTATATATATTTATCTATGCATCCCCAGGTAATTTCACGCACCGATTTTTTTCCTGCCAGTTCTTACCTTCGATCATCGCACGCGCTTCATTTCGATAGCAAGCACTTATCTCACGACGGTTAGGAAATGGTTTACAATGGAATCCGGTTTCAAAGCGATTAAATGTCCTCCATGCGCGCTGCAAATATTGATTGGTTGTTCCTGCACGCCCTCCTGCTACTCCATTTGATAATTCAAAACATTTCTTTGTGCAATAAACATGCTTATTACCGGGATATGGCGGATGATCTACTTCTTTCCCGCATCCCGCGCATCTATATTTTCCAGTATGCCCAACACGCATGACTCATCCCCCGGTTAATTTTCATTCTATCTACAACTCTTGCTTTATATAGCCGCTTGAGTACCTTTCCTATCACGATTCGGTCTTTGTCGGGAAAATGTGGCAATAGGTCCGATACCAGCATGCCTTGATATTGATTATGGGGCAGCTTTTCCAAGATGAGTTCTCCGAGTTGAGGAGCAGATGAGATAGTTGCACCTGCCATCAGATCTCTCCTCTGCGAATCTTAGCATGGAAATCGCCAATTAACTTTGTCAATGCGCCCGTTTGTTCCCAAGTCAATTGGCCGAAATGGATATTTGCCGCCTGCTTACCATCATGATCAATTTGCACTCGAACTATTGGCATTTAGAGCCTCCACCAGATTCTTCTCGCATGATGATTCTCACAAATATCGCGATAAGTCACTTGTTTAGCCTTCTTGAGCGATGAGAGCCGTCTACTGTAGTTGGTCCGGCCCATCGGATCATCCAAGAGGTTGGCCATTTGCTTAACATCCACCGCTTGGGCGGGGTCATGTGGGAGGATGGAGAGGATTTCGGATTGCGATGCCATTACTTCCAACTCCCGTTCTTCTGGTATCTTTGCGCAGCTTCAGCACGTTGCTGGATGCGATCAATCTTTTCCTGGTCGCGTTGGGCTTTCTTTTGCTTATCCTCTTCAGAAAGAAATGGACCTAACCATGTACCTGAAAACGACCTATGCAAGGAAAG